TTCCTGCTACATGACCAATTCCATCTAATACAGACTTCTTAGCGTTTATAGTAGTTATATCATAATTTTGAGCAAAGTCATATCTTGTTTGTTGAGCAGCGGAATCAATATAAATATAATCGATATCCCATTTGTCTACTAACTTTCGTATTTGCACAGCGTGTTGTTCAGTTGTTCTTTCTGCGTCTAAGTATTCGTCTAAAACATAATACTTTTGTTCATCCCAATCATATGCAATTACACAGAAAGCTGTTGGATCTTTATAGCCTACGTCAAGACCTGCAAATACATCCATTCTAGATGTGTCGAACTGGTCTAATGCCATAGTGCACTTTTCATAGTTGAATGACCAAATTTGTCCTTCATACACATTGAAGTCTGCCATGTACTCTTGCGAAAACTCTGCTTCGGACATGGTCTTTTTTGCTTCTTTGATGTCGTCTTCGGAAACACGAGGATTCTCGTGATAGGTTGCTTTAATAGCACACCATTCTGGAAACTCATTATTATAGCCTCTATAATAAAACTCTGCAAAGTAATTATTCCTACCCCTTGGAGTAGAAATAAATATTGCTTTGGAGTTGTCTTTATCTAGTGTAGGTCGTAGTGCGACGTTGAAAGCATCTCTGCCATCGGTGAGTGCCGCCTCGTCGAATATGATAAGATCGTACGATCTACCAACCACTGAGTCAACTTGGTTGATAGAACCCATACGAATAGTGCTATTATTTGATAGCTCAATAACTTTATCTTTTGCATTGTCTCTTATTACCTCTAAATCAAAATGCTTTATCAGACCTCTCTGTAAATCAAATGAAATTTGAGATAAAGAATAATTAGGAGACATTAGCAGTACATGCGAATTAGGTACTAAACATGTTAGTTGTCCAATAATATTAGAGATGTAAGTTTTGCCCTGTCTACGAGAAACTGCGGCAGTTACAAATCTATACTTTGGATTGTTGATTGCATTGATGATAGCTCGTTGGCTCGTATTAGGTTCTATGCCTAATAGTTCCATGTACCCTTCTATAGGAAGTTTAATAAACCTACTATTAGGGTCAAACTCCATCAAATATTCTGATTCTACATCAGCTCTGGAAATTTCTATACTCAATGAATTGTCTCAGTTAAAATGTTTTCTAAGTCGTCTGGTTCGAGTAATTTACTCTCTTTGGCTAGTTTATAAATGTACAAATATGCCCCACAAATCTTTGCAAACTGTGCGTCACTTTTAGTAATCATTCTGCCAGCTTCCTCTTTCTCTTGAAGTGTATCAATTACTGAGTTACTAGCCATATAAGCTTCGTCTAGCCATACTTGCTTTAGATCTATTTGTGGTAATGCCATTTATTTTCCTTTTTTTCGCTTCTTTTTCTTTTTCTTTTCGACTATGCCCGACATAACCAAAATTTTTACCCAATTAGAAGCTAATTTATTACTAATACTTACCTTCTTCTACGCGGAAATGTAGCTCTCTTGGGTGACTTCGTTTTACCGAACCTCGGGCCTATAGATTTTGGTGCTGCCGCGTATCTGAATGCTTCCATGCTGCCGGCTCTTTTAGTATTAACTGAAGTTCCTGCTGCTGCATTCATATCTCTTGTGACTCCTCTTTTGAGTCTGTGTTTACGGGTCTTTTGTGTAGAGTGTACACCAGTAGGCCCGGTTAAAAATGATCCTGTTCGTGCCATTTTTTTCTCCTATATATCTTAGCGTATCAATTATGAGACGCTTTTTTCTTCTAGATAGTTCGCTAATCTAGTTTTATTATGAACTGTTTTTGGAAGATTGAGCAGCTTTCTAATCTTTTTATTCTCTTCTATTTTGTCGTAAGTCTTGCTTACAACTCCATCTAAGAGTTTAGATAAGTCTTTTAAATCGCTAACGAATCTCTCGTCTCGTTTCATATTAGCCCTTATAAGGCTTTAGCCTCTCTTAGCTGCTTGATTTCTTTTCAGCTTCGATCATTTTGTCTTTAATATCGACCTGACCGTCCCAATTTTTGTCTTTACCTGTAACAATATTTAAAAATTGGTTCCACTTTATCTTAATGTAATCTAACATCATTATCTCTTCCTTCTAGTTGTTTTTCGCTTTCTCTTTGCGATTGTTCTTACCATAGTAGGCTTTCCACCTACCCCTTGTTTAACTGCTCGCTTTCTGCGAATAGCTGATCTTTTCTGTGCTTTTGTCATACGTGCAGCTTTTGAAGCTGGGACACATTTAGGATATCCTTTGCTGCCCTTCTTTGCTTTCTTTCTGCCACAAGTTTTATACCCGCCACCTTTTTTAGGTCTAGATATGTCTACCCATTTCTCACTGAACCATTTGGTTAATCCACCATTACTTCTTTTAGCTCTTGTTACTCTAGGCACGTCTATATCTCCCACCTCGCTTTTTGTACTCCCGTACTAGCCATGCGTTTGCATAAGCACTAGGATACACTGCGAACTTTCTTTTAGTAGCGGCTTTCACTGTTGCGTACAATTTTGAATTAGTAGGCACATTTCTCTTTTTACGAGTAGTCCTACTTTTTCTCCGTCTTGCCACGCTACTTTTTACCCTTCTTCTTTCTTTTAAGAATAGCTTGTTGTAAAGCTTTAGGAAGTTTCTTTTGAGCTGCGGTTAATCCGCCACCCATAGACTTTTTCTTCTTTCCGCCCTTTCTTTTTTTCTTTGGTCTTCCAACTTTTGAACCGTAAGTTCCTTTACCTTTTGGCATATTAGCTCCACCGTCCCTTAGGACACTTTGCCCATTTAACTCTCGTCTTTAAGGGCATAAAACACATACACACAGCACAAGTTTTTAAAGTTCTATTGTACTCTGGGCATGTACGACAAATACCCAACCTTACAATATGGATTTTATCCATTATTTCAAGATATTAGGTATTTTTTGTCTCTTTTGTCTTTGAAGTTGTTTTTTTCTTGCAATAAGAAGCTTCTCCCTTTTAGTTAGTGTAGGAGTTTCTGTTGTTTCAACTTCTTTCTGTTCAATTTTCTTAGCCATGAATCCTCTCATATACTATTTTTGCGCTTTTCTCGTCTTCGTAGTTCAGTTCTTCGCCTTTTCTATTAACAAAGGACCACATTTTCCCATTCTTATACACACCGTCTTTAATTGACTTAGTTTTTGGGGATTCTTTCATGTCTTTTTTCTTATATTCCATTTCCATAGTTTTGTCTCCTAATTGTGCATAAATACCATTGTAATAATAATACCTGCTGCACCACATATTATAGTTCCTGCAGCGGAAATAATTATAGTTTCTATTCTTTTTATGTTGCTGTCCATCTCGTCAAAACGATTAAACGCAGTCTTCCAGCGTTCTGCACATACAGCCTCGTGCTGAGCTAAGTCAGCTGCTATCTCTTCTGCGTTCATTGTTATTTTTCCTGATAAACTTTGAAATTTATATTTCGCTATAGATGTAATTATAGCAAAACATGAACCTAAAGTCAAGAACTATTTTTGTATGGTGTATATTTTTACGGGTTCGGATTTGCCTTTAACCGTTACTTCGTCTAAAAACTCATATTCATAAGTATCTAGTAGACTGTGTTCTGATATAATTAAATCAGTATTATAAGTTTTACAGCTGGATTCTAACCGTGCAGCCAGATTAACGCTATCGCCAAGCACAGAATAGTCAAAACGAGTCGATGACCCAAAGTTCCCCACGACGCATAAGCCTGTGTTAATTCCTGCTCCTGTATTGATTTGATCCAGTCCCTCTTCCTCAAGTTTTTCATTTAATTCTCCAAGTGCTATTCTCATTTCAAGTACAGCTTTTGTAGCGTTTTCAACTTGATCTTCGTCATCGAGTGGTGCACCCCAAAATGCCATGATACAATCGCCCATGTATTTATCTATTGTTCCGCCATGTTTTAATATGATTTCTGTTTGATTGTTAAGAAATCTGTTTATAAGTTTAGTTAGTCCTTGAGGGTCTGATTGATATTTTTCTGAAATTGGTGTGAATCCTCGAATGTCAGAAAAAAGAAAAGTCATACGTTTTGTAGACCCACCCAATCTCAGTAGTGTTGGGTCTTTTTGTAATTTTTTTACTAAGGCAGGACTTACGTATGTCCCGAATTGTCGTTTAATTTCCATTTTCTCGAAATAGGTCTTTATAAAATTCCTGAAACTTTCGATACTCCAAAACAAAACCGAGATGATTATGATTCCAGAAACGTCAAATAGATAGGAAGACTGGAAGGCATACCAGGCTCCATATAAAGAACCTCCAATAACTAGTAGTAAAGTGGGTAGGCTTAAATAGACTCTACTTACAGTAAGAAGGAGGAGAAGCAAAGCTAGAACTGCAGCTCCTAGCTCTACTCCTGCACTCCAATTTGGAACTGAAGGTGCTTTTCCTTCAATTAAGTTATGTAGTATATTTGCTTGAAGTTCATGTGGATATTTAGCCCCTGAAGCCGTAGGAACTGGATTAACCACTCCCTCTGCAGTAACTCCAAAAATAACAAACGGTGCTTGCATAGGATTGCTCATAAACTCTGAAGCTGTTTGCCTGTGGAACTTTACATTGGTGTTTAACCATATACTTCCATTTGCATCAGTATTCATTTTATTATACGCAGGTACTCTGACCCACTCAACCCCGTACTCTCCTGTTCTTATCTGGTAACTAATATCTCCTGTGCCAAGTCTTAACATTTCTAGTGCAAAACTTGGGTATACTTCGTTATTACTACTTACGACTAGAGGAATTCGCCTTACGACGCCGTCTAGCTCGCTCCTTGAGCTTACGATACCTTTGCCCTCTGCGGCGTGAGATAATATCGTAGTCTGCCTCAGGATTCCCTGATAATTTATCGTCCATTTTGTTGGATCACCTCCTATTTGAGCAGTGCCTACATGAGGCCCTAACTCAGTTGCTTGTGTTGAAGCTGCAAAAGCTAACACTGTTGGTCTTGCACTGAGAGCATTAGATAATACTATATCGTTTGCTTTGTCTCGCAAGTCTGGATCAGGCATGAGTATTGTGAACCCCGGTACCCCGGAAGTTCTCTCTATCATGGCTGCAAAAAGTGTTCTAGGAAGTGGATAACCTCCGTATGCCTCGACGATTTCTTCATCAATATCGACGAGTACTATGTTTTGATTTTGAACTTCAGGCTGTGTTTTCATAAGCCAATCGAATGATTGAAGTTCTAGTATTTTTAAAGGATAGGGATTCCATATAAAGAATCCCAGTACCAAAGTAAAAGCAATAAGCTTTTTTACCACTTTACTTTATTTGCCCAGTAAGCTGCGGACATCTTACCCTTTGCTATATTCCTGCGGTGTCTTGCTTTGAAGGAAGCTCTTTTTTTCTTCATACGAGCAGACTCACCGGCCTTGGGCTTCCCTGCCGTCTTAGCTCCCTGCTGGCCAAAACGTATTGTTTTGATTCTACCACCTACTTTGGCAACAACTATGTGTGATTTTGTTCTATGTCCTGGAGTTCTCTTTGGTTTGTTAAATCCTCGTACTCCTGCTCTTTTTAGTCTTGGGTCTCTTTTCTTAGGCATATTATTGTCCTTGAGTCACACTTACCGTGCAACCTCCTGTAGTATAGCAGTTTTGTGCTAGACTGTACGTTTGAGTTGTATCTCCAAATTGTTTTAAAGTTAAATCTGTTGGATTAGTACCATCAAGTGTTATAGTTGCCGTGTGAGCTGCCCAAACACCTTTTTGTCTGATAAATACATCATTATAGTCATTGTAAATTGTAAGGTCTATAGTCTTTGCTCCATTACTTTGTTGTTTTATCTGAGTTTTATTATTATCGCCTGCTAAATGTAGATCAAAAGTATGACCATCTGATGCACCTGTTTGATTTGTTTGTTGAACCGCTAGTTCATTATAGTCGCCATACATAGTAATTCCTATATCGTGGCCTCCACTCTCGTAGTTATCTACCCACCAAGTTAAATCAGTGTCTGAATCAAGTGTAGTCCATGCAGCACCTTGGGCAAGTTTCATTTGATTACCTGTGCCACTTACTTCATCAAATATAATTGAATTAGGAAGTGCTCCAGAAGTAGTGTTAACTTGAACCAAGTACATATCTAGACTACCTGCTGTAATATAAGACTGAGAGTCTAACATATCAATGGTGTTATTATACCCTACTTGGTCAACCCCTAATTGAAAGTTATTTCCTGACTGCTCAATATGAATTAAGTTATCATCTGCTTGAGTAGAAGGACTTAGTGCAAAAATAGATAAAAAGAATACCGTTCCAAGCGCAGTTATCTCTCCTAGACTTTTAAGAGTTTCAGGATATTTTTTATTTACTTCTTCCATAGCTTTTTCTATTTTATCTTCTTTAGATTTGTTAAAAATTCTATCATAGTTATCATTGTACTTATCTTTGTTTGTAGGTCTTTGCACACTGCCTTTTCCTCCGTGCCATTGCTTTGTCATTGTACTACTCCGTTAATTCCCCAAAATGATAACAACATAAAACCGAAAACTGCAACCTGTATGATTGCTGCCCAGACTATTTGTTTCATTGGGTGTACTTCTTCCAATTTGTTTATATCTAACTTAGGTGGAGATAAATTTACCACTCTTAGTAGTTCGTCTTTAAAATAATAATTTTCCATTAAAATACCACGCTTTCACCGCATCCACAGCGATAAGTTTCATTTGGGTTAATAAATACGAAGGATTCATTTAATCCTTCCACTTTGTAATCTAGTGTAAAGCCTTTCAAGTAGGAAACTGAATTATGATCGATACGGAATCTTATTTCGCCCCAATCTATCACAGTATCGCTTGGAAAACTCTTATCATTATAAGCAAAAATGTACTCCATACCACCGCAGCCGCCCCCAGTAATACCAAGTCTAAAAACAAAATTCTCCTGTAGTAATGCCTTCTGTATAAGCTTAGAATACGCTTCATTAGTTACCTCTATCATCTTTTTCCCATCTCCATCCTTCTTCAATAGAAGACTGTGCTGCTTGAAGAAAGTCTCTGTCTTCTTCTGAAAGAACTGACCAAAACTTAGTAACTTGTAGTGTTTGATTATACACTTCATTTGGGTTCTTTAAATGGTAGTTTTCATACATAAGCATTTCTATTTGATCTATTCTATTATTTATCTTTTCTCTTAGTTTCATATTATTACCAATTATGTATATTGCCTGCTATAATAACGCAGCATGTAATAGCATTAAGTAGCACGATACAACTACGAATAATAGCAATTTTGTCAGCCTCTCTGTCAGTTGTTCCATTTTTTTCTCCTAAACTTTTTGCCCACAGTCTCCACATCTACTTACTCCTGTTTTCATATATAAATATCTATTATTCTTCCTAATCTTTGTAAAGGAAATCCATACTTTCTACGTATAAACCTTAATCTTGAGAAATAACTATTAATGAGTCTTCTCCTCCATCTAGATCAATGAGTCCTTCGTACCCTTCTACTCTTGTCTCTAGCTTAACACTGCTGCCTATTTGTACTTTTAAACGAATTATGCCTTGTACATCTCTATAAAATACTACGCCATCATCTTCTACAAATATATTATATTGGCTGTCTGAGTTCTTGCCTATTGTTGCTCCACGTAAAGTGAAGTCGCTACTAGCGTTTGCTTGTCTATCTGCTAGCTTTATTGTTGTTCTATCTAATTCTTCTATGACATCTAGTAAGTCTCTTAAAAAGTCTACATCTAGAAAGTCTATATCTAACTCTGAAAACTCTAAATCAACTTCTGTATTCTTTAGAGCGTCTTGTTCTAATTCATTAAACTCTAAGTAGTCTATATCTAATAGTCCTGAGTCTTCGTTGTTTTGTACACTTTCTTCTACTGTCTCTCTTATTTCTTTAGGAGGATTTACAATAAACATATTATCAATAATTCCTGGTGTAACATTGTTTAGTGTAACGGCTTGTGTAGGTGTACTATCAAGAGAGGATACCATAGTCGCTGCGTATGCTTGATCTAATGTGACTTCTCCTGCTTGATTACTTACTATTATTGATCCTGATGGGTCTCCATACTCATCAGGAAGCAATATAACTAAGCTTCTGCCTAGTTCATCTATCGTAGTAGTGAAATCAGTACCACGAATTGCAATCTGTGCTGTTGGTGTTTGTATGTCAATATTATTCTTATTAACTTGACCTGTTACCCCACTTGCAAATCTTGCAGTGCCAAAAGCAAATTTCATTACCATTTTGGACTTGTCTGGATTAGGGTCATATATAACTTCGTCTATAATTACCCTTGTGTGTTCTGTTAGTGCTAATTCTGATTTATCTAAAAATTCTATTAACATTCTTCCATTCTTTGTTTCTGCTCTATCCATTATTTCTATAGAGGGAACCAGTGTGGAAGATACTACAAACTCTTCTCCTGTTTGTCGCGTTAAAGATGAGAGCCCTGTACTTTCTACTATGTCACCAATGGAGTCTGCATGTGAGACTCCACTGATAACCAGTAAACTAAGAATCGTTAGCTGCGTCTTTTTGATTGATCTGAATAGTTGCATTGTCGCTTGTCACTTCCATTTCTATGATGCCTGATGGTGTAGCACACCCTCCGCCTGAAGCGGCACAAGTACCAGATATTTGATTTATATCAATGTCTGCGCTGTCTCCAACTAATACGAAATCAATTTTCGCATCTGCACCATCTTTTTGTAAAGTATTAACATTGTTGGAATCTCCAGTTATATCGAAGTTCCATGTAGCGTCGTCTGCTTCAAAGTCAAGGTCAAAAATATTGCTATTTCCTATTAAGGTAAGGTCCATGTCTAGTCTTTCTGCACTGGCTACTGATCCTTGGTCAATATCCCAAGTATTAGAATCGCCTGTCACCGCTATATTGTAATTAGACGTGTCTCCTGAACCAGTAGAGCCAATGCTCCAATCTAGTTCGTTCGAGTCTCCTATAAAGTTAATAGTATAACTCGAGGAGTCTGCAACTAAAGCACCAAAAAGTAAATTTTGGTTACCTGCAAAGTCTAAATCAAAAGTAAGTGAAGCACCGGTAATGTCCATGTAATCTGCTGAACCTGAAAAATCATCGAGTCCTATCTTGTTACCGAAACCTATTTGGTCAATGTACAAAGTAAGAGTATCACCTGTTTGATCGATCCAGATTTCGTTGTCATCTGTTGCCTGTGCTAATGCTAAAGAACTAAAAAATAAACTTAGGCCTAAAAGTAGTATTCTCATTCTTCTCTCCCTTCCAGAGCATGTAATTCATTCGTACCATTATCTTGATGCGGATGTCTATGTCCTGGCGTTATCTGCCAATAGCCTCTGTCGTGGCCTTGGTAGATCATTTCGAGTACTGCAGCTTCAATAGCTGTTCGTACTGCATAAGTTACAGATTCATTTTTTCCAGTACCGTCCTCATATTCTATAAGTTGAGTGCCTTCTTCAATAAATCTAAAAATGTCTCCTGATGCTCCATACGACAGTATGGTTTTCTTTGTCTGTACATTTAAAAGGACTTCTCCTGTAAGTACAGAAACTGCCCGAAGACTGACAGTTACTTGATCTTGTCTATATTGTTTTGTGAAACTAATTCCAAGAGTTCTGGCTCCTCTTCCTCCAGTTAGCATATTGGTGTCATACCCAATAATACCACCTTCAATAATAATTCCGGCAAAGAGTAAAGGACCAACCTTAGGTGCCGTTTCTCCTAGAGCTTTAGCAGCATCTTCCCTTCCAGATCTTATTATTTGTCTTTCACGAACTAAATGGTCAATTCCATGTCTTTCAACTACTCTAAACCATTTTGTTCCCCCAGCTGTTTTAAGGGCATCAATAAGCATCTCTACTCCGCCCTGAGTCACCGCCGTACTAAAACTTGCAATGTTTTGTACACTCTTTCTTTGGCCTGTTAAATCATTAAAACTATATACTGCTACTATTGGCATTTTCTTTGCGGGAGGTAATTCTAGTAGCTTAATGTAAGAAGGTAAAGACACTACCTCGGGGTCGTTAATACAGATGTACTTTCTAGCAAGTGCTTTTTGCACTCCCATCTGAGCGTGTCTATTGAACCCTTCTGTGTACTTTCCTGCTTCATCATTACAGTCTTGAGGGTTGTCGCTCCACTGAGGTATACTAGCGCATCCTGAAAGTACTAGTAGTAAACTTAATGCTACTCGTATCATGCTTTATCCGAATGTACCAGTTCCTACTGGTATCTCGATGACTGTTTCCGTACCGTCTGTACCGATTATAGTCATTCTAATAAATTCACTGCCGTCTGTATTTGTAATTACTTCATAGGTAACTACATTACCTTCAAGAGTGAAGGAGCCAAACCTTACAGATTCATCATTGGAAAACATAGATTCTACTAATTGTTTTGCCATTTGCGAATAAATTCTGCTTTCTAGGTTTCTAATAAATTTTGCAAGAGTACTATTATCAGCTTCTCTTTCCGCTGCTTTACGAGCTGCCTCTAAAGCATCTTCGATTTGTTTCTTTCTTGCGTTTTCTTGATTTTCAATTGTTAAGTAATGTGCTCCAGTACCTATACCACTAAAAGAAGGATTTTTAAATTTATGTACTATTTCGTCGCCTTGTACGACAGGTACAAATAAGAATAAAGCTCCTCCAATTAAGGCTACTGAAAAAATTAATCTAATTCCTTTTTGCATCATTGTTGTCCTTTTTGGTCTCATGACTTTGTACTTGTATGTCATTCTTCTTTTCATTATCTCTAATATGCAGAGCCGTGTTTACCTTTTCTTGTAAACGTATCATATCATTGTCAAGCATCCTTACTTGATCAATGAGTCTAATTAGTGTCATATGCAATTCTTCAATTGCGGGATCTATTTCTTCATTTATAGTAGTCCAAACAAAGTAAACAAAATACCCAAGACCTACCATTGCTACTACAGGAAACCCGTAGTTTTGAACAGCAGTAACTAAATCTTCCATTAGTCTCTCCTGGTATCTATTGTTCCGTCTTCTACAAAGTTTTCTGCCCTAGCCATTCTGTCTAGAGGAGGGCTAACATGGATAATATTGCTTATAGTTGCATCAATCTTTATCATGTCATTATTCATGGTCTTAACTCGAGTCGTTAAGCCTTTTGCAAATATTTTTAAAGTACCAAGATCATCGACAAGTCCGCCGAATATCTGCTTCATAATTAAAAATATGAAAATACCTGCCGCAATACCTACTGCAATTGGAGTACCTAAGTCAGCTATTAAGCCTAACCACTCCGTCATCCTCGTATTCCTTCAGGTAGTATGTAAACTGGAATATTGCATTCAACTTCATACTCTTGCCACTTCATAGTGGGCGCTTCGTTTGGAAAGAAAAAACACTTTTGTGTTCCACTTTCTGTAAATTCTATTGTTTTTTGGAAACCATCTGGGACAGTGGCTCCTGTAGGTAGAACTTCACTACCTGAACCAAAAAATATCTCGTTTTCAACATAAAGAAGCTCTTCTTCGCTCCATTTTCGTACTTGTGCTTCTAAGAATCTCCAAGCACCTCTGTTTAATTTCTCATGTTGTAGTGCAGAATTTAAATAACTAAATGTTTTCTTTAAATTTTCTTCTGAATCGGAAAAATGTGCAGCGGGCGCTATGTGGCCCTTGTCCCATACATTTTTATAGTAGTCGTTATTGTCTGAAGTATGAAAATCTGGTTCTTTATAAAAGTTCATGCCTTTACGGTCGGCATTTTTAGGTCTGTTGCTGACCCAATATGTAACTTTAGTAGGTTGTTCTAGAGCTTCGTCGTACCAAACTTGATAAATTTCTTTGTCGACCCAGATTTCGTGATGCTCTGCTGCCAGAGGTAAAGTTACTAGTAGTAATAATGCTAAATTTTTCATACATCGGAGGAAGGCTCTTTTAATAATTTCTTCATTAATTCGCCATAGTTGCCTTGTCCAAACGGAACTTCTCCGTTTATCTGAACATTGGTTTGATTTTTTACATTTTGTGCTTTTGCTTTTTCCATATCAGTCTGAGCTTTGATTTCATCTATTCTCATTTTGTGGGCAAGCTGAACCAAATCTGCTAAATCTTTATTTGTGTAGATTTCTGATTCGTGTGCTTCCTCAAACTTTTTGTCTATGATATCATCTAGTAGTTCTGCTAGCTTAAAACGGTTTCTATACCCCGTATCTAAGTATACTTGGTCAACATACTGTTTAATTTCTCGTTTAGCTAGAATTTCTGAGCATTCTCCCTCGTCAATAGCGAGTCGAGCGCATACAGCCGGGATATTTCCCAACTCTAGATAAGCGTTTGCCACTTCTAAGCCTTCTGGACTGATTCTTGTTGATATTTGCTTACTCATATTTGAATTATACCAAAATCGTCACCAGAAGTCAAGAAATATTTTTGCATGCATCATCATGATGCCTTGCTCAGCGTCTTTTATCCTTTTCAAAATTTCTCAAAGTTGTACATGGAGATGGGTAAAAATTTTTTGAAAAAATCAAGGTCTAAGAACCCCTACCCTATATGTCAACCCATGTCAACAAATTTATTTTCATTGATATGCTTGACATATGGGTGGCTTATACTGTAGGGAAAAGGCTCAAAATATTTACTGTTTGTTTGGTTATATTTGTTTTAATTGTTGTTTTTATTTGCTAAAATATACCTAAACAAAAGGGGAATATTATGAAAATAATTAAAACAAATTCAAAGCCAATCTATAAACATTTAAATGATTATATTTATCGTTTATTTGTGGCATGGGGCGAGGGCGAGATATTAGCATTACAAACAAAAGACTCACAATTTTGCCTAGATAAATACAGAAGATTAACAGAACAAGGACATGAAAAAATCAGAATAGAATTCTCATTAATGCAAAAGGTTTCTTGATAGAAAAAAGGTTAAGGGGCTAACCTTTATCAATAGCCCCACATCATAAGGAATAAAATTATGACTAAAGAAGAAAAGAAAAAACCTCTCACTAAGAAGGTTTTAATTGATACATTATTAAAAGCGAAAGCCGATAATAATAATAATGCTTGGTTAGAACAATGGAACTACAGCCGACTAAATAGAGGTTGGACTGTTGGGGCGTTGGCTCTTGAACTAGAGGGAGAGAAAACAAATGACTAAGACTAATCAAACTATTGCTTGTGTCATAGATACCGAATGTTGCTATAAAAATGCCAAACCTTTCGACTCTCCGAATGGTTTGGTTTATCACTTCGGTGCTGTGTTTGGTAATCTCGAACAGACTCACTCTTTCCATGTTAGAGAAATGGATTACTATGTTAAAGAAGTTATTCAAGACATAGAGAATTTTTTCTTTAAGACTAAGGAAGGTCATAGATATGGGGTTAATCAATCAATGGCTCTAGCATTTAAGGACGCTATTAATAATCCCCATAAGGTTAAACCTTGGAAGGATATTATTCGAGAATTTAACGAGAATATTAATTCAATGGGTGTTCAATATATCACTTCTTACAATTTCAATTTTGATATTGGGGTTGGTGATAAGGTGGGAGCAATTAGAAAGACTCATCAACAACTTACCGACAAGGTTTTTTACCTTCCTCGTGGTGTTGATATTCTTTGTTTAATGGATACTGTTGCTTGTTTAATGGCGAATAAAAACTTCTCGGCTTGGGTTAAATCTCTAACAGAAGATGATTTGAAACAAATGACAACCGAAAAGGGGAACTTATCTTATTCGGCTCAAACTATGTTGAGATATGTTTCAAAGGATTTATTCTATACTGAACAACATACTGCATTAAGGGACTCTAGGTTAGAATTTCGCTTATTTATGGAATGTTGGAAGAATTGGGATAAGCTAATCAAAAAACATTTTGTTAATAATGTGAAATCGGTATCGTTTGCCGACTTCAATAATGGACTTCCTACAACAACCAAACTCAAAAAGAGAGAGGAAAGAGGGAAGAAAACTAAAGCGAAAGCGAGGAAGATAGCATGAAACAATTAGCGTTTAATTATGAATCAATCGAGGATTACATTCCCTCTTTTGACACTTGGTATTCCGAGAATACTAAGGAACGAAATCAATGGGGAGAGAAACCCCACAAAAGAGAAAAGGCGAAAGAGATATACGATTCTCTCGTTCGTAATAACTTTTTCTGCGAGGGTTAGATTATGGATATTGAATTATGGCTTTATTTTTCAATCGTA